ACGATTCTTCTTGGTTTGAAATTACAGACCCTGCGTACACTTCTCTAGAAGGGGCTTTAATGGATCATTCGGTATATCAGTATGCAACATATGATCCGCGCTACAATTTGGGTGGACGGGCAGCAATGGAAAGCGGAAAGGCCCGAATATACAGTTTAAGGGACAAAGAAACAGGTCAGCCTAGAGTTACGGTAGAAATAGACAATTCTAACCCAGATAGGCCTTACGTTACGGAACATGTGAAAGGCTTTAAAAACGCTAGAGTTAAAGGAAAAGATCTTGACGCCGTGATTGAGTTATTGGATGAAATCGGAGTACACCCCGATGACATAGAACCAGAACTAAACGACTTGAGGGACTTTTACCAAATACATAAAAACAAAGAGCCGTATGAAGATACGTTAGAACAGTTACTCCGGAGTGATGCTGCTCTAGAAAGGATGGACAGATTGGAACAGGCAGAAGTAGTTGAACCGCCAATACCTATAGAAGAACAAGTAATTCAACGCCGCATCGAGCGCAATCGACGGATAGGGCAGGTAGCGCAAGAATCTCGGCAAGCGCGGGCAGAGCGGGAAGGTTTGGAAAGAGCAGAACAGCGTGAGGTTACAGCAGAACGGGCGCCGCGTCCTGCCGTAGGTCCAAATGGAGAACCCGGTTTTATTAACCCAGTTACTGGTGAATTTGTTCCAGACGTAGTCTAGTGTTCCACGTGGAACCTTTAACAAAATAACCCTAAAAGGTAATTAAGCATGGCACAAGGTGATAGCATAATGCCGATGGTTGAGAGACGCGAAGATCCTATTGATTTGACTATTGAAGATCAAGTGGACATAGCGGTTCCTAATTCGTTCGAAGAGATGCCTAGTGAAGGCATGGACATTGAGATTATTCAAGACGAAGACGGCGGCGTTATTGTTGATTTCGATCCGTCTATGCGGAATAGGGGAGATGAAGGCGATTTCAATCGCAATCTAGCTGAAGAGCTTGAGTCCAGCCTCCTTGGAGTCGTTGGCAACGAGTTGATGGGCGAGTTTGATGCCAACAAGGCTTCTCGAAAGGATTGGGAAGACACCTACCGAGACGGCTTAGACATGCTGGGTTTTACCTACACAGAGCGCACTCTGCCCTTCAGGGGCTCCACAGGGGTCACTCACCCCTTGTTAGCCGAAGCCGCCACCCAGTTTCAAGCTCAGGCATTTAACGAGATGCTACCTCCTGACGGCCCCGTTAGGACCGCTATAGTAGGGGAACCTACCAAAGACAAAGAGCAGCAAGCTCGCCGCGTCAAAGAGTTTATGAATTACTACATTACTAACGTAATGGAAGAGTACACCCCTGAATTTGATCAAATGTTGTTCTTTTTGCCCTTGGCAGGATCTACTTTTAAGAAGGTTTACTTTGATGAGGGTTTAAACCGCGCCGTAAGTAAGTTTGTTCCGGCAGAAAACCTTGTTGTGCCTTACGAGACAAGCAGCTTAGAGACATGTCCTTGTATAACCAACGTAGTTAATATGCCTTTGAATGAGTTGCGTAAGCTCCAGATTAGCGGATTTTATGCAGACGTTGATGTTTTGCCCGGAGTGGAATCACAAAATCAATTAAATGACGAAATGGACAAGATTCAAGGCGTCCAGGCTTCTAATATTGATTATGACGTTACTCTTTTGGAATTCCATGTCGAACTAGACCTTTCTGGATTTGAAGATGTTGGAGAAGACGGAGAAGAGACGGGAATAAAGCTTCCTTACGTTGTAACCGTGGTTGAGAACAGTGGAAAAGTTATCTCTATCCGCCGTAATTACCTTGAAGACGATGAAGACCGTAAAAAGATACAGTATTTTGTCCACTATAAGTTTCTCCCAGGCTTTGGTTTCTACGGTTTAGGGCTTATCCACACTATTGGTGGACTGTCTAGAACAGCCACAGCGGCCCTACGGCAGCTTATAGACGCGGGTACGTTGTCTAACTTACCTGCGGGCTTTAAAGCGCGAGGTATGCGTATACGGGACGATTCTGAGCCCTTACAGCCTGGTGAATTTAGAGATGTCGATGCCCCAGGAGGCGCGATACGCGATAATTTGATCCCGTTGCCGTTTAAGGGACCAGATCAGACGTTATTCCAGCTATTGGGCTTTGTAGTAGACGCAGGGCAGCGGTTTGCGACTATTACGGATTTGAAGGTAGGCGACGGCAATCAGAATGCACCTGTAGGCACTACAGTGGCTATGCTTGAGCAGGGTAGCCGGGTAATGAGCGCGGTACACAAGCGTATGCATTACTCCATGCGTCAAGAATTTAAGCTTATGGTCCGTGTAATGCACGAGTCCTTGCCCCAGGAATACCCTTTCTCGGTAGAAGGTGGTGATCAGACCATTATGGCGTCTGACTTTGATGGCAGCATTAACGTTGTACCTATTTCTAACCCCAATGTCTTCTCACAAGCGCAGCGTATTGCTTTGGCTCAAGCTCAATTACAGATGGCTACGCAAGCCCCTGAAATGCACAACATGCATGAAGCTTTCCGCCGTATGTACGACGCATTGGGCGTTAAAGACGTAGACAGGCTTCTGAACGCGCCTAGTACGGCAGAAGAGATACCTAAAGACCCTGCGCAAGAGAACATTGACGCTATTGAAAACGTTTCTTTGAAGGCGTTTGATGGGCAGAACCATGATGCGCATATTATGTCGCATTTGTTGTTTAGCGCGTCGCCTTTGGCGGGACAGACACCTTCTATTATTTCGGCGTTGCAAAAGCATGTAACGGAGCACGTGAAGATTAAATCGGAAGAAACGGCTATGATGCAGTTTATGCAACAGAGCCAGGGTCAACCTCCTACTGACGATCAGTTGCTTGAGATTGAGATGATGATAGCTCAGAACATTGCACAAGAGCTGCAAGCAGTTCGCGAGATGAGCCAGCAGATAGCGGGACAAGGTCAGGAACAGCCGCAAGGTCCTGATCCGTTAATTATGCTGAAAGAGAAAGAAATAGGCATAAAAGAGCAACAAACTATGGCAGATATTGCTAATGACCAAGCTAAATTGGGCTTAGAAGAGCAGAAGATGGCTGAACGCAGTCGTCAATTTGACACTCGGCTAAGAAGCCAAGAAGAAATGGCAGCACAACGTTTAGACGCACACGCTCAACGAGAGCTATTACGATTAAGAGCAAACCGAAAAGGATATTGATATGAGAAATGTAAGATTTAACGGAACGCCGGGACCTACTGCGCCTAAGGCAACTAATTATGCGGATATTAAGGACCAGGGACGTATTCCTTACGGTAGTACAACTACTTTGAAAGTTTCAGATCCTTCCAAAGTTAAAATTACCCGAGGCACTAGCCGTGGTATGGGCGCTATGCTACGTGGTGGTAAATTCACTATTTCCTAGGAAACCACCATGGCTGTAACCGTGAAAAGAACGCCTTCTGGGCGACTTACCTACCGAGGTGAGTCGTTCTCTGGTTACAACAAACCAAAAAGGACTTCTGGAGGCAGCAAGAAGTTTGCGGTTTTAGCTAAAAAAGGCGATGACGTAAAATTAGTTAGGTTTGGTGATCCGAATATGACGATCAAAAAAGCCATACCAGCACGCCGCGCCAGCTTTAGAGCGCGACACAAGTGTGACACAGCAAAAGATAAGTTTAGTGCAAGGTACTGGAGCTGCAAAAAATGGTAATTAAAACAGAGTCTTCTGCAACTTCCGTAAAAGAAGGTTTCCATCGTATGCCGGACGGCACAATCATGAAGGATTCTGCTCATTCGACCGATGGACCTGGGCCTTTTAAAGCTATAAAAGTTTTTAGCCCTATTATTCGAAGGCGTCAACGGTTTTTAGGGACGTTATAAAGCCGTTTCACTATTGTTCTAATAGTGTACTACTGCCAAGTATACGATATACTCTGATGATATAGGATAATCCTATACGGAGGGGTTATGGATGATTTAGATGTCGTTCAATTCGTTCAAAAGACGATAAAAGAGCGCAAAAGGAATGTTTTAGACATTCTGGAGAATAATGGAATCAGTTCGATGGAGCAATATGCTTCCCTTATGGGCGAAATGACTTCATTAACACATGTAGAACAGGAACTCTCGAGCCTACTTGAAAAACAGGAGCGTTACCATGATTGAAGTACCCGGTTATTTAGCCGCAGAAATAGAAGCTGAGAAAAAAATTAAAGCTGTCCCCGCCAAAGAACCAACTCCTAAAAAGGAAGAAGTTAAAGAAGGCGCAGAAAAAATGTACGTAGAACCTATGCAACGGGTTCTAGATCCTACTAAAGCTGATAAAGCTATGATAGATCGAATGCCTCAACCGACCGGTTGGCGCATGCTCATTCTCCCATATCGCGGTAAAAAGATGTCTGATGGCGGGATATATATTCCCGACAAGACGCTAGATGACGGCCAGGTTCAAACGGTTGTTGGCTATGTCCTAAGGCTAGGCCCTTTGGCTTATGCTGATAAAGAGAAGTTCCCAGATGGTCCGTGGTGTA